CCTTCACCATCAATAATTGCATTAGCAACGGATGTTTTTTGTTGTAAGGCATCATATTGACGCTCTTCTACTGACCCATCAACAATAAGGTCTTGAATAACAATTGTCTTCCATGTAGAAGACGCTCTCATAATACGCCCGTTTCGTTGAGTTGCAGAACCTGAACTCCAAGGTAAATCATAATTGATGAGGAGATTGGCAGCGGGCAAATCAACGCCGTAACCACCAGCGTCAGAAGATATAAGGACGCGAACTTCAGGTAGATTGTTAAAGGCAATTTTGTTCTCTTCCTTTGTCTTTGCGTCTAACTTACCTGAGTATAGACGGCACTGTTCAACACCTAAAGCATCGGCTATTTTGTCAAGCATGTCTACGTAAGTGGCAAAAATTACTACCTTATTCTCCTCATTTTGCTCTAAAAAGTTCTTAACATACTCAATAAGTGTATTTAGCTTATTAGATGAGTCAACGCTTTCTAGGGCGCCATCATTTACTAACTCGTTAGCGTAGGCAGAGCCTTCTCCACCTGTCTCTAAATACTTCTTGGCGCTGGTACGAAGCAAATCTGGATGGGAGCACAACATCTTAAGGCAACCAATCTTAGACATAATTTTTCCGCGCATCTCATCTTCTGGTCCGCCCCTACTAGATTCAATCCCGTAATGCGCCAAAATATTAAAAGAACCGCCAAACATTGCTTGAGCATCGTCTAGGTCCTGCATTAAATCTTTTTGAATACGGTTGTATAGCTTTGCAGATTTTCTATCAAAAATAATTTTTATTGGGTCTTTGTGGATTGACTCTGGAAGGAATGGCGCTACGTCTGGGTCTTTCTGCGCTTTACGAACTGACGCCTCTTTCATTACCTGATGAAGCGTTGGAAGATTGATGTAGCGCTCTACTCCGCCCCAGTTGTTACGCACAATAAATGTACGGTCAAAATTCTCAAAGCTTCCAAGAACATCATTATCAACAAACTGCATAATGCTATACAGCTCTTCTGGCTTACCGTTTTCAATAGGAGTTCCCGTAAGAGCAAACTTAAAGGGGGCGTTAGATAACTTCTTTACTTGCTTAGAACGCTTAGAACGAAACGACTTAATAGCTGTCGCTTCGTCTAGTACTACGAATCCTCGTGGGAGTTTTTTGACTTTATCCCAGTCGTTAACAACTTGCTCGTAGTTAAGGATGACGTAATCAACCTTTGAATTGCGCCAGTCGTATGCTTTTTCGTACTGTTCTGCTCTTTTTGTTGGCGTTCCATCAATGACCAAAGCGTGCGAAGTATCATCAGTAAATTTCCTAATCTGATTTGCCCACTGATATTTAAGTGAAGACAAACAGATTATCAAACCTGGTTCTGTAATTTGACGTGAATCCATGAGACGTTCAACCGCTGCGATAGTCAAGACAGTTTTGCCAAGCCCCAAGTCATAGGCAACCAGCATCTTCTGTCGTTCGCACATACGGTCGACAGCCTCTGGTTGATACGGAAGGAGTGTTCCCGTGAAAGTCATGGAGCTACCCTAGCAGGCTCTTAATCTGGTTTTTTAAATGGTCCATGTCTTTATCGTTAGTAATAACGCCATCAAAGTCCCAATCGCTTAATTCGTTTTCTGATACGTGTTCATTAACAGCCCCTACGCCAGGCCTATTAACGCGCCAAATTTGACCGCCAAACTCTTTAATCCATTGCGCTTCGTTTTTAAAACGAACGTCAGACACAACAACTTTATCCTGCGGTGCCACATCAGATAGCGCTTGATAAATCCAAAAGGTATCCCCAAACAACTTGCGAGCGCCTATACCTAAGTCTTGAAGTAAACGGCGAATCTCTGGAAACTCAGTCTTGGCTTTTTCCCAACCTTTTGCTTCCACAATATCCTGTAAACGAAAGTCAATACCGTTGTGCATAACTAACGGGTCCATCTCATGAAGAAGCTCACGGATTTTATCCGCAAATGCAATTCTTTCGTAATGATGCAGACCAATGAGCATTCCCGCAACAGTATCTTTTCCTGACTGTGCATATCCTGATAAACCGATAATCATAAGAAAGCTCTTTTCCCGTGTATTGAGTGCCGTGCATTTTCAAGGCCAAACATTATCTCAGCCTTGCTCATACCGCCAACATCTTTCATATCTGTATTGTCATAGTTAAAGAACCAGCAGTCAAATCCCATTGCCTTTGAGTACTCAAGTAAAGCCATTGATGAGCTGAGTCCAGCTTGGTCATTATCCATAGCAAATGTAATATGGCTTGCACCTCTAATAAGATTAATCTGGTCTTTGGATACAGCAGAACCGCAGACAGCAACTCCACCAAGCACACCAACAGATGCAAGTCGCGCCACATCTAAAGGTGACTCAACCACAATCATGTTTGGCCCTTCGTAGCGGTGATAACCAAAGAGTGTAGATGACTTGCTTACCTTTGGCGGAAAATTATTAAAACGGCGTTCTTTAAACCATTTCTCTTGCCAACCAATAAGTTTATTAGTGTATGGGTCTCGCATCGGCAGAATCCAACTTTCGTTAGATGCGTTCCATAAAATCTCATAGTAGTCAGCTGCGATAGGAGTAATGCCACGAGACTTCAGCGCCTCTGCTGGAGGCGCTACAAATGCGCTAAGCATAGATTCAGTCATTGGCTGTACTTGTTCTTGTATAGGAGCTGGCGCAGTCAACTTTTCAAATGCTCTGGTCAAATTGCGCTCGCCACTATTGACCCACTGCTTAGCTAATTCCGAGTCAACGCCCTGAACATACTCAACAAGTGAATTGACGCTACCTTTAAAGTGGCATGAGAAACAATTGTGAACGCCAGTATCTGCGTTGATATACCACGAAGGGTTAGCATCTTCTTTACCTTTGCGCTCTAGGTGAGCTGGACAACGAGCTTTAATCTCATCACCGTGTACTGAGATAACTTCTATGCCAAGCCTATCTAGTAGGTCTTCCATCTCTTCAACGGTCATAAGTCGTTCTCATCTAACTCTCTAAAGTCTCCTGTATTCCAATCCCACAGCATTGATACTTCTGCTGGTCCAGAGTTACGAGAGGCAATAACTTTAAGGATACGAGTGTCATCAACGTTCTCATCTTCACGTTGAAGACCAAAGATAACGTCCGCATCTTGGTGGAATGAAGATGAATACCCAATAGCGTCTGTGGTTACTTGACCGTTACGCATTTTATTCTCAAGCACCTGTGTGGAGATAACGATTGGTTTATTAGTTCTCTGCGCCAAACGCTTAAGTGAACGAGTAATGTTAGTAAGCGCTTGTGGGCTTCCTGGCTTTTCCCCGTTCTCATCAATCATCAAGTACATACCGTCAATGAAAACAATGTCTGGTTGGTGAATCTGAATCTTGCTGGCAACGGCAGAAACAGTAGCTCCTTCCGAAGCACCGATAAGCCAAAATTTCTCACGCATCTGACTAATGCCTTGAAGCTTTGCTTTAACGCGAGACTCCTCTTCATCAGTCAGTGCACCGCTTTGATAACGAGTGTGAGAAACACGCGCCCTCATAGCAACATAACGAGAAAGCTGTTCTTGGTTTGTCATCTCAAAAGACTGAAACATTGGTGTGCTTCCCTTGAGATGCACATTCTGTGCAATCTGCAAAGCAAGTGTTGACTTACCAGTCTTTGGTGGCGCAACAATGATTACTAACTGACCATTCTGCAATCCATTAGTTGCGGCATCAATGGTTGGAAATCCTGTGGGAACTCCAAGAAGTCCTGGGTTGTTCTTGCGAAATAAATACTCGTCCCAAAGCTTGAGTGGGTCTTCTGTAATATCTACGTCGGTAGATTTACTTAGCCCATCCTCCTCAAGTTTAATAATCCCTCTTTGAATACTGATAAGAGCAGATTCATGGCTTTGGTACTTTTCAATCTGCTCAATCGCTTCACCAATCATGGCGACTGTGGCGGATTTGCGACGTGCTGCGATTAACCCATCGAGAAGGTAATCAATACTGTCATTGACTTCGGTTACTCGATAGGAAGGGAAGTTTTCTGTAACAACATCGACACTGGGGCACTCACCGTACTTAGTGAAGTGAGTCTTAAGAAGTGACCAGACTTTACGGTCTTCATTATCAACAAACCATGAGTCATTGACACCGCGCTCAAACAACTTTGTAAGGTCGCGGTCTTGAATAACTTTGCTAAGTAGCAACGTTTCTTTGTTCATATTTGAGTGAAATCCAATCCCCAGTGACCATACCGTAGCAGTCGTGTTGGCAAATCCAAAACTCCAACAACTTCTGGTCGATAGGGAAGTTCTTGTACAAGGTGGTCGATAGATTCGTAGTGAGTGAAATACCTAAATGGGTTAGTACCCATATGGTCAAGGTGGTCGGTCAACTGCTCTAACGCAGTATCGTCCATCGTAAACGAAGCTAATTCCAGAGTGTAACCAACATTCTGTGAAAACATATAAAGTCGGCTAAGTAGTGTGCGGTTAATCTTCATGTCTTTTGTTGCAACAGGAAAAAACTTTAAAACCTTTTTTACTGTTACTTCAAGGTCAAGAAACGTATCTGCGGTAACAATTACTCGCTTTGGTAGTTCATTACTTATATCCCCTTTACGCATTTTTAAACTACCTCAATTTTTCCAAATTTTATAATGAACTCTCTGTTGTCCCGCTCTGACCGTTTAGCTTTCTCAGCATCCTCTACGGTTGGCTTGGATGTCAACTCCATATGGTAAAGGCCGCTGTTGGTATCTAAACGTGTTTGAACAAACTTAGAGTGTTTGCAAGAGTTTCTTCCTTTAAAACTTGAACAGTTACAAATTGCTTTGCCAGCGTAATTAACTCCAACTTCATACACGCTTGGTCCAGGAATTTGGTTATCAGTAAGGAAAAGTTGAACCAACCTTACATCATCATCCACAAAAGCCTCCATTAGCGTAAGTCCTTATCGCCGTTTACTGGAATATAAACAAAAGCCTCTTTGATAAAGCTTCCTGTTGCATCACCGTAAACGTCAGCCCAGTTATCGCGCTGAATATTGCTGGTGACAATCGTAGGCAATCCGTTGTTAAATCGTGTTCTTAAAACGTGATGAAGCATGTTCTTCTGCCACCCTGAAAGGCTGGCGTGTTCTTTACCTACGTCATCAATCACAAGGACTCTGATGTTGTAAGCGTCATCACTGCACTCACCCAACATGCCTGCGTACAAAGTTTCTTCTGCCTCTGTTGGTTCATCCATCAATTTTCCCTTCAAATCAAGGACACCATTAAAAGTCGTGAAGTAGCAGGGGCGGACAAGGACTTTATTCTCAGAAGGGACAAATGCCTCAAGTGGGAAAGTGGTCATCATTTCTTGGATGATGGCTAAGGCAAGGGTGGTTTTTCCGCGACCTGGCTCTCCATACAAAAGGACTCCACGACCGCATTTAGCCCCTCCAGCTTTCAAAATGTATTCACCCTTAAGAGCTAGGCCCAACCAGCCTCTAATCGGCGCTAAAGCCGAATCAGGGGCATCTGAGCAGTCATCTAAGACCCAGCCAAGACGAGCCTTAGGGATAGCAGCCGTCTGAACCCATGTACGACGCCTGACCTTGAGAGTTGATAAATCAAACACTGAAGTCCTCCCCAAATTCTTTCTTCCACTGCTCTTGTGCCTGAACCATAGCGGTCTCTAGGTCGATTGACGAATTAAGTCGTGCCTTAGCCTGAATAGCCAAATCTGGAAAACGCTTGATAAACATCTTCCACAGCATGTCACCGTTAGTTTCTTTATTAATCTTTAGGGCGCCAAAAAATATCCGCATCATCTCTTGCTCGATAGCGCCATTAGTGTCGTACTGGGTACGGGATTTAGCTAGAGCAATGAAGAAACGGCTTCCAGCCATCTTCCAAGGTGGGATGCCCCAAATCTGACTCATCTGCGTAGCAAACTCATTGATGGACTGGTTTACATTCCAACCGTCTGGTGATGTGGTTTCGCGGTCGATAACTTTCTTCTCATGTTCTTCTTCTTTTTTCTCCTTGTAGGCGGCTTTGCGTTCTGCCATGTTTTTGATGCGCTCGGCTTGTCGCTCATCGGCTTCCAAACTCGAAGTGCTCTCAAAAAATTCGTATCCCACTTTTTCATCCAATCGCTCGATTGATGTTTTATTAATATTACTAGCTGAATAAGCTAATACTTGTATTGTGCTATTCTGCACAGTGTGTTGTATCTGAAGGACGTTTTGTGACCCCCAGGAATTAGCCTCCAGGAATCCCTTTTCGGTTACATAACTTACGGTTACTACGCGGTTTCCCACCCGTTCCTTTCGGGTCAAGATGAGTCCAGCGTCTCGCAACTCTCGGAGTGCGGTTTGTATTGCTTTTCTGTTCTCTGCTACTACCTCAGCCAAACGGTCAGCACTGATAGACATATCGCTGTTAACAAAATAATGAAGGGCAGCTCGTGCTCTTAAAGAGAGCTTTGTCGACATTTAATCATCTCTTGCACAATCTCCTGTGCTTTAACTAAAACGTCTTGAAGTTGGTCTGCAAGCTCATCAATCCTAGGTGCTATATCTTTGACCTCCGTAGACCCTACGTGGGTATCTGGAGCCTTTTCAACAGCCACAGGCTCTTCTACCTTAGGTGTTGCTATTGGAGTTCTAATAATGTCATTGAGGGGCACCAATCCGTCACAGAGATTAAACGCTGGAACTTTAGCCTCTCCGTTTTGGCAATGCTTAAGAGCAGAAAAACATTGGTCATCTTTTTCATCCCACAAAAGAAAAGCAGTTGCGTCTGATTCTTTAATATGGGTAACCGCTGTAAATACTGGGTCTGGGCTTACGTTCTGTTCTACTCCATGAATTCCTAGCGTCTGTGCATCCTCATGGCAAAAAACCATAATATTTTTATTGCACGCCTTTGCGTATTGTGCAACAAGGGTTTGGCTCTTAGTGGGAGCGTCTTCATATGCCAGAACTAAAGTTCCGTTCTCACCTTTTGCGTAGTAATGGTCTTCCATAAGGGCTTCAATATTTGCCCTACTGCTCTCGCCATTACCTGTAACTAAAACAAAATACTCGTTAGCCATAGGCCCTCCTTGTTAGACGGAGCGCCAGCATACACAGACCTAGCGCTCCCTGCCAACTGCGTGGATTACGGCGGGTTGATAGGAATTAAGGCGTTCTGCAATTACTACTAGGGCAGAGCCAAAAAAAGCACTAGCCACGGTATAGACAATAAATAGCTTAACTGTGGTGACATTCATCAGTCCTGTACCACCAGCGGCTATAGCAAGGGTTACAAAGGCGCGAATTAAACGCATATCAATAAATGAATCTAATATAGATATTAGTTGATTTACTACAGCAAAGATAAACGCGGTAAAACCTGAGATAAGAAGAAGGGTTAACATGCCCCTTATCCTACTACTAAGAAGGCTGTGCGAACAAAAGCTCGAAAGTACTGCCTACGTTAATCCAGTTTGGCAAAGTAGAAATGAGACGGCTCTGTACCGCAAAACGGTTTAGGTAGTAGTGGCTTCGTGAGGCATTAGTAGCACCTTCCCAGAAAAGGTCTGTTTTCTGCGCTACTCCATTGCTACCATCAAAGAAAGAGTTAATAAAAGAAGATTTTTCAAAAAGGGCAGCATCTACATACATTTCATTTGAAGTGCTTGTTGCTGTCCATTTAATCCCTACTTTAGCCGTAGTAGCAGTGATTGGAGCAGAAGAAACAATTGATACTCGTGTCCAACCACCAGAAGACGTCAAAGCTGTTCCATTTACCGTTGAAACCAAAGTATTTGAGTTGTCGTACCAAGAAATAAATGGTGTTACAGCATGTGACATCGCAGACTCGTAAAAGTACATACTGAATGCGTAGTCATTGCCCGCAAGAACAGACATTGCATCAGAAGTTAAAGTCACAAGTCCAGTAGCTACTGGGTATATCTCCACAGAACCACCGCTTAATGCTACGGAAGGCGCATCCGCATCCGCTTCAACTTCTGTTGATGAAAGCGTAAGGGTTCCGTTATTTATAGACCAATGGTTAGTACTTGTTTCAAAGTTAGGGTTAACAACTTCGTTGACACGTGTTGCAACAAGTGTAATTTCTATTTGGCGTGCCTCTTTAAAATAAGTAGCAGAGCTTCCAAGTTCAAATTGAAGACAATCAAAGTAATGTTTTTCTGTGTTTACTGTGCTAGGAATAAGGATGTGCGGGACGCAAAAGTAAGCGCCAGATGGTGCAGCCTGTGATACTTTAAATTGATGCCAAGAACCAGCCGTATCAGCTACACCAGTACCAGTGGAAGATGAAGATATAAGGACTCCCGTGCTGCTGTACCAATAAAGCTTTCCTTGTACGTTTCTTGCAGTAGTTCCAGCACGAGCATATCCGCTAAATGTATAGGTAGAGCCAGCAGTTACAGGAATCCCATAGTGGATTGGGGTGTCTCCCGATAGGGAAAATTCTGCGGTACCAGATGCAGTACCAGTAACTTGAAGGGTTCCTGCTTGAAGATTGGGAAAAGTAGCGTTTGATTGAACTTCGTTATATGGGGCAATGCTTGGGCTATCAGTTGCTGAATGTCGAGCTAATGTGCAATTTGATACTGATGCCCATGAACCAATTGACTGTTCAAATGAAGAGTCATTTTGGTCAAGCATAAGGTTTTTACTCATAGAAACAGAGTTGTCATATCCAGCGTAAGCCTTAACGTACTCTTCTACGCCAAGTTTGCTTCCTTTATTCTTATACAAACGAATAGCATTATTAAGAAGGATTCTTGATTGTTTAAGGCCAAGTTCTGGTTCATAACGAAGTCCAAATTGGTGCATAAATACTGGTATTAAAAGACCATTAATGGATGTAATATCATAACGATTAATCACATTTTCAGTTTGGCTTTTGTACAAATCTAAATTAAGAGCAAATAATTTTAAGAACCTTTTAAGAAAATCATTTGATTCATCAAGAGCTGAATCATAAGGAACTTGTGAGGTAAGGATAGAAGGTAGATAATTAAACATGGTTTCATTAGTGTTGTAATCTTTAACAGATACGCCAACAGCAGTGCCAGCTATTTGCCAAGTAGAGTGAGTTGTTTCTCTAGCAAAAATTGAGTAATAATAAGGATGAGCTGGCTTTAAGCCAACGTTATTTGGTATAGAGCCGTTGTCATTAAAAAATGTTCTAGATGTGGCTTTTGCGTCTTCAAAAAGTACATCACCATCATCTGCTGTTACTGGAAATCCATATGAGTTACGAACAAGCCGTAGGTAATCCCAATCACCAGTTGGAGTGGTCCAACTAAGTTGGATTGAAGCGTAGTCGTATGGGGTTGCTGAAAATGGGTAGGCGTTAAACTGTACTAAGTTGTTAGCGCCGTAGTACGCCGCACCATAATAATCAACACCATAAATAGCCATTTATGTACTTACATCCCACCAAGCATAAAAGAAGTAATAATAGGGTCAACAACAGCGCCTGGAGCCGCCCACTTTACTCCGTTTGTTGCTGTTGAATCAGCGGTTAGAATATACGTGTCTGTTCCTACAACAAGTTTAGCTACGGCACCAGAGCCAGAAGCAACAATTAAGTCTCCTTTTGCGGTTACAGTAGATAGCTTTACATATTGAGTGTGGGTATCAGCAACAATTCCCTTTTCAATGTTTGCAAGCCGACCATTGAGAGTTGTGTAGTCAGTTGCTGTATTTGCCCAACCAGACGCTGTTGCTGCAGTAGCAACAGATGGTGTAGTTCCAATAACAGACTCAATTGCCGTAACTTCTTCAAAAAGAGAGTTTGGGTCTGCGGCTTGAATGAGGTCTACAACGTTTACCTTTGGGGTAAACGCTTTAACGGAGTTTGGATATGAGGCTGCCATATTTATCCTTAGCTTAGGATTCCACCGATTGGGTTAATTGTAATTACCCCAACCTTAGGAATTTCGTTGGTTGCGCATTGAATA